AACTTTACCCTTCAAGAATTAATTAAATCTGACACTGCGATCAGGTTGGATATAAATAACAATCCAAACTCAGGTCAAATAGAAAAACTAAAAGCACTTTGTGAAAATATTTTACAACCTGTTCGGGACCACTTCGGCAGAGTAAAAGTAACTAGCGGATTCCGTAGCGAGCAGCTGTGTCTAAAAATAGGTAGCTCAATCAACAGCCAACATGCCAAAGCCGAGGCCGCAGACTTCGAATGTATGGGTACAGACAATGCAGAATTAGCAGATTGGATTAATCAAAACCTAGACTACGATCAATTAATATTGGAGTTCTACACTCCTGGTGAGCCAAACAGTGGATGGATACATTGCAGCTATACATCTGACCAACCAAGAAAACAATTCTTGCACGCATACAAATCAGAGGGAAAAACTAAATACAAACCTGTGATTGGAAAAGCAAAAGATCTAGTTTAAATCCAGTCTTTCAATTCTTCACCCATGACTTCAGATGCAATATTTATTTTATCTCTTAAAGCCTTCACAATCTTCTCATCGACGGTGTCCTCGCAAATCAGATCGATATAGGTTACTGTCTTCTTTTGTCCTATTCTGTGTGCTCTGTCTTCTGATTGCAGTCTCTTTTCTAGGTCGTAACCATTAGAATAATAAATTACGGTGTTAGCCTGTGTAAGTGTAATACCATATCCACCTGTTTGTGGTGTACCAACTAAGAATCTACACTCAGGATTATTTTGAAACTTACGAATATTATCTTGTCTATCTTCTTGTGCAGTTAATCCATAATAATCAACCACGGATCCCGGACCATATTTTTTAGTTATCTCTTCTATAATTCCTTTTATATCTTTCTGATAGTTAGCCCATATAATAGCTTTACCATCCATGTCTTCAAGTATGGACATCAGCTCTGGCATTCTATTACTTTCAACTTGTTGTTCTGAACCATCATCAGCAGTAAAATGACCACAAGTAATTTGATGTAAACGCATTAGCTGTGTTAATACAGTCATAGTTGTAGATACTTTACCATTTAATACAGCCATAGCTGCTTTCTTCATTTGTTCATACACTTTCTTTTGTGCAGGTGTTAACTGTATATGACGTTTAATAAAATTTTTTGGTGGCAAATCTAAACAATCTTCTTTCAATACTCTATAAGAAAAATCTTTTACTTTGTCAGATAACTCTGATAAGTTTTGAAATTTGTGCACCACTTGTATTGATCTACCTCTTACGTGCATTGTTTTCATAATAGCATATCTATTTCTAAAAGAATAATACGATGCATGATCTAATAAATAAGGATCTAAAAAATAACATTGAGTGTATAGATCCAAAGGATTTTTTGTTATAGGAGAACCTGTCATTATTCTTTTATATTTAGCAAGGTCACCTAGTCTTATAATGTTTTTAGTTCTTTGTGCTGTAGGTGTCTTAATAGTAGTAGACTCGTCAATTGCCATCATAACTTTGTGTGAGTTTAAAAACTTAGTTGCAAACTTTACACCTTTATCTGTAGATAAAGCTTCAACATTCATAATTAAAACATGAAACGCAGTTTCTATTTCAAACAATGTTTCTAATTTTTCTTGTTGTGCTTTTGTAATATTAGATTGCCATAACACAGTTACATTTTCTATATGATTAGGTAAGTGCGTAGGTAATTCTTGTTCGTACCAAGTTTTAACAACACCTTTTGGTGCAATAATTAAAGCACCGTCTATCTTGCCTTTGTCATACAACATAGCAAGATTATCAATCAATACTTTTGTTTTACCCGTACCCATTTCCATAAAGTACGCAAAGTTTTCTTTGTTCCAAGATTTTTCCAATGCAGTTAATTGATGTGCATATGGCTTGGTTTTAAATTTATAATTCATTTTATTTTCTTCTTTCTATTGACATAAATATAAAGGATGTTATATGATTTGTCAATGTCAGAAAGTAATAAATACGAAAGTATAAAAAATAATTATACGTCTACTGTATATGTGATACAGGAAATTCCTGGAACACAAGCAGGCAATCCTAAAATAAATATTATGGGTGCGTCTCAATACGGACAATTTAAATTTTTACTACCAGAGTTTTCACAAATGATTTTTTCTCCTGGTCCACTTATTTATAAGTTAAGACAAGGACTTAAAGATTATAAAGTTAGAGATTATTTATTACTAACAGGTGATCCTGCAATCATAGGTGTTGCATGTTCTATTGTATCTGACATAACACATGGTAAATACAATGTGTTAAAATGGGATAAACAAGAAAGAAAGTATTATCCTATTGCTATTAATTTATACGAGAAAGGAGAAATAGATGGCAATTAATTTTGAAGCAGATCAACAAGATGCAATGACAAAGACTGAACACATTCAGTCTCTTGCAGATCAAGTACAAAGACTAGAGGGATTGCTCTCAAGAATAGAAAAGAGTGAGGACAATCTAAAAAATTTAAAAAAAGAATATCAACGTATATCAGGTGAGGTAATACCCACTATGATGAGTGAGATGGGACTTGCAGAACTTAAACTGCAAGATGGATCACATCTAAAAGTTTCAACGTCGTATCGTGCTACAATTACTGAAGCAAATAAAGAGGCGGCGTTTAACTGGCTTCGTAACAATGGACTGGGTGATATAATTAAGAACGAGATCTCAGTATCATTCGGTCGTAACGAGGACAACAAGGCAGCAACTTATGCTGAACTTGCGAAGGGTCAAGGGTTCCAACCAACACAAAAGATGAAGGTAGAACCCATGACTCTGAAAGCGCTAGTCCGTGAGCGTATTGAGGCAGGTAAAGAAATGCCAACGGAAATCTTTGGGATATTCTCAGAGAATAAGACAACAATAAAAAGGAACAAGTAACATGAACCAAGTAACAACAAAAAAAGAAGGAGCACTAGCTACAAATTTATTTGAAGCTGATGCAGCACAAGGCGCTCAAAATATATCGCAAGAAGATCTTGCGTTGCCTTTCTTAAAAATTTTGGGCCAACTATCACCTGAAGTTAATAAGCGTGATGGTAAATACGTCGAAGGCGCAGAACCAGGAAAAATCATAAATACTGTTACGAATGATTTGTACGATATGATTTCCGTAATTCCTTGCCATTACAAAAGACAATACATTGAGTGGGCAGACAGAGGTACCAGCACAGGTGCACCTGTAGCAATTCATGAAGCAGATAGTGATATTGTTAGTCAAACCACTAGAGGTAAAGACTACAAAGATAGATTACCAAACGGTAATTATCTTGATAACACTGCTAATCACTTTGTACTTGTATTAGGTAATAATCCTCAGACAGCATTGATATCTATGAAGTCTACTCAATTAAAAGTGAGTAGAAAGTGGAACTCAATGATGATGGGTATTAAAATGCAGGGTAAGAATGGTTTGTTTACTCCGCCTACTTACAGCCACATTTATAATCTATCTACTGTTCAGATGTCTAATGACAAAGGAACATGGTTTGGTTGGGATGTAACAAAGGTTGGTCCTGTCACAGAAAAATCTGAGTATGACATGGCTAAAGCATTTGCTGAATCTGTAGGTAAGGGTGAGATCCAAGCTAAACACGGTAGCGAAGAAAATACAAAAACTTCTTCTAATTACTAGAATCCTAGGTAGTGGGCGTCTAAGCGAGAGTGGAGACGCCCACTTTTATTTTGTATGATAGAAAGATTTAAAAATATATTTGAAGGATTAGACCGTGCGCATGGTGTCACTTTAGTTGGTGAATCAAATGGTGACGGTAACAAGATTAAAGGTAAATCGTTTGTCAAACGTGAACCAGTCACAGATAATCTATGGCAAAAACATTTAGATGGTAAAGACAGTTTAGGTGTCATACCAATTAACGATGATAACAAATGTAAATGGGGTTGTATTGATATAGATTCATACGCAGGTTTTGATCACAAGAAATTAATTAACAAGATAAAACAATTCAACTTACCACTAATAGTTTGTAGATCAAAGTCAGGTGGTGCGCACGTATTTTTATTTACAGAAGATTATGTGTCAGCAAGTTTGATGCAAGATAAATTAAATGAGATTAGATCTGTATTAGGTTATGGTGGATCAGAAGTATTTCCGAAACAAAGAGAATTAAAATCCAAAGATGATACAGGAAATTTTTTAAATTTACCATACTTTAATTGTAGTCAAACAACAAGATATGCCTTTCTTGAGAGTGGCGAAGCTGCTACTATAGAAAGTTTTTTTGAACTATACGAAAGATATAAACAACAAGACATCAGCACAATAGAAATTAAAAGACCAGAGACACCATACTCTGATGGACCACCTTGTATAGAATTAATGGCAGAAAATAAAATAGGTGAAGGTGGTAGAAACAATGCATTGTTTCATTATGGTGTGTATGCAAAATCTAAATGGCCAGAGAATTGGAAAACAAAAATAATGATATTCAATGAGTCAGCGATGGAACAACCATTGTCTGACACAGAAGTAAATATAGTTATAAAACAACATGATAAAAAAGATTGGGGATACAAATGTAATGATCAACCAATGTGTAGTTTGTGTGATAAAAAATTATGTAAATCTAGAAAGTTTGGTATAGGTCAAGAAGCTATCTTTCCTAATCTTACAGACTTACAAGTCGTTAACCTGGAAGAGCCATACTATTACATGAACGTAGATGGTGACAGATTATATTTAGATTCAGCAAAACATTTAACAAACCAGACTATGTTTCAAGAAGAATGTGTGAAGCAATTACGATTGAATCCACCAACACTGAAGACAAATGATTGGAAGAAACTCACAAACATACTGTTAACAAACGCAGAGATCACAGAACCTGCAGAAGGTACAAGCACAAAAGATATACTGAGAAATTATTTAGAAGATTATTGTGTAAACAGAATACAGAAAGATGACTACGAAGATCTACGTAACGGTGGTACGTATACCAAAGATGGCTATCATCACTTTGTGTTTGACAACTTCTTCAACAACTATCTATCAAGAAAGCATTGGAAGGTGCCATATCAAAGAACATCACAGATGTTGAAAGACAATCTAAACTGTACAACTAAACGTGTAGGTAGACACAAACTATCTGTATTTGTTGTGGCTAGATTTGACAAGAAGACTGAAACATACAAACCAAAAACATTTAAGCAGGAGAACTATTAATGCGATATATAATTTATGGTCCTCCAGGTACAGGTAAAACACACACATTACTTGGACACATAGAAAAATTTTTAGAAACAACACCACCAGATCAAATAGGTTATTTTACATTTAGTAAGAATGCTGCAGGAGAAGGTAAACAAAGAGCTGTAGATAAATTTAAATTATCTTACGATGATCTACCATACTTTCAAACACTACATTCATTTTGTTTTAATCAGTTGGGTATAAATAAAAACCAGGTGATGCAACCAAAGCATTACAGAGAATTATCAGAGAAGATGGAAATAGAATTAGACTTTAATCAAAAACAAGATGAAGACTATGATGGTGTGTTTTATTCTACAGATCCATACATACAAATGATAAATTTAGCACGATCAAAAGAATTAGATCCTATAAAGTTTTATCATCTTGCAAACAACTCAAAGATATCACTAAACAAATTAGAAATAATTGTAGAAGAATTAGAAAGATACAAAGAACAAAATGGTTTGATTGACTTTCCTGACATGCTAGAAAAATTTTTAGATAGTGGTGAGTCACCAAGACTACGAGTTATGTTTGTTGACGAAGCACAAGATCTAAGTTTGATACAATGGAGGTTAGTAAAAAAGATAGAAGAGAGATCACAAGACTCATACATATCAGGTGATGATGACCAGGCTATATATAAATGGAATGGTGCACATGTAAATACATTTATAAATTTAGAAGGTGAAAGAACTGTACTACAACAATCACAAAGGGTTCCACAAAAACCTTTTGCATTAGCTAACAGATTAATTAAACGAGTCACAAACAGAGTAGAAAAAGAATGGTTACCAAAAGAAGATGAAGGATCTGTACAACGATGTAATACTTTACACGATGTAAACTTTAAACAAGGTAAGTGGCTAGTATTAGCACAAGCTAACTATATGTTACCAGAGATAGGCAACATACTTGATGAAAAAAATTTGTATTGGCAGAGAAGAAACTCCACACCTGCAATAAAAAATTTATACACAATCATACAGAAATGGAATGAGTTACGAACAGGTGTACCTTTACCATACAACGATTGTAAAAAAATATTTAACAAGATGAGTAAGAACTGGGACAAGAAGTTATTTAAAAGTATGATCAAAGATGGTTTCTATGACATTGATACTTTGAAAGAAAAATATGGATTACAAACAGAAGCTGAATGGTACGAAGCTTTAGATGAATTAGGTGATCAACACATAACCAAGATTAAAAAATTAATAGATTCTGGTGAGGACTTAACTAAAAATCCTAGAATAAAAATATCTACGATACATGGTGTCAAGGGTAATGAAAGAGAGAATGTAGTTGTGACTACAGATTTAGCCGGTGCAGCGTTTGATGAGTATCAAAAAAACTCTGATGACATGAACAGACTATTTTATGTTGCATGTACAAGAACAGAAAGAAACTTATACATAATCGAACCACAAACAAGAAAGGCTTACAATCTATGACAGATAAAAATATGTTGGAGGATGCATTTCCTCAAGACAAGCAGATAGGCGGAAGTCACTACAAAGATTTTCACATTCAACCTTACGAATTTATTTCAAAGAATGATTTATCGTTCTTTCAAGGCAACGTTGTAAAATATGTTTGTAGATATTTGTACAAAAATGGTATAGAAGATCTTGAGAAGATTAAACACTATTGTGATTTAGAAATTAAAAAAATGAAAGACATGAAGAAATGAAACCAATATTTAAACCACAAACAGAATGGATACCACCAGAGTCTTTTCCTGATCTATCAAAGTATGATGAGATTGCAATTGACTTGGAGACAAAAGACCCGGAACTAAAAACTATGGGTTCTGGATCTGTAACCGGTAGAGGAAACATTGTAGGTATAGCCGTAGCTGTGCATGACTGGGCCGGATACTATCCAATACGTCATGAGGGTGGTGGTAACATGGACCATGGGATGGTCACAAGATGGTTCTCAGATGTACTAAAAACACCTGCAACCAAGATATTTCACAATGCTATGTACGATGTATGCTTTTTAAGGGCTGAAAGGTATGAAATACAGGGTACCATCGTAGATACCATGATTGCTGGCTCTCTCGTGGACGAGAATCGCTATCGATACGATTTAGGTAGTTTGGGTCGGGATTACGTCGGAATCGGCAAAAATGAGGCTGTATTGAAGGAAACTGCAGACCATTGGGGCATTGATGCTAAGTCTGAGATGTATAAACTGCCTGCAATGTATGTTGGTGAGTATGCAGAGCAAGACGCAGTGTTGACACTAAAACTTTGGCAAGAGATGAAAAAAGAAATCATGAGCCAAGACATAGAAGACATCTTCAATCTTGAAACAGAATTATTTCCATGTCTTGTTGACATGAGATTCTTGGGTGTACGTGTTGATATGGATGCAGCTCACAGACTCAAAGAAGAATTAGTTGCTGAAGAAAAACAATGTCTACAGCAAGTGTACAAAGAAACTGGTATTGATGTACAGATATGGGCAGCGAGAAGTATTGCTGAAGTATTTAAGAAAAGAAACTTACCATTTGAACGTACAGCTAAGACAGGTGCACCAAGTTTTACTAAAAACTTTTTACAGAATCAAACTGATCCTGTTGTAAAAGCAATTGCACATGCAAGAGAGATAAACAAATCACATACAACATTTATAGATACAATATTAAAACACTCACACAATGGTAGAATACATGCTGAGATCAATCAGATAAGATCAGATCAAGGTGGAACTGTAACAGGACGATTCAGTTACAACAATCCAAACTTACAGCAGATACCAGCACGGAACAAGGAACTCGGACCACGGATCAGAAGTTTGTTTATACCTGAAGAAGGTATGACGTGGGGTTGCTTTGATTACTCACAACAAGAACCACGTCTAGTTACACACTACGCAGCTCTCGATGGTTTGTATGGTGTAGAAGAAGTATTAGATGCATACAAAGGTGGTGAAGCAGACTTTCACCAGATTGTAGCTGAGATGGCTAACATACCAAGATCACAAGCGAAGACTATAAACCTTGGTTTGTTTTATGGTATGGGTAAAAATAAATTACAAGCAGAGCTGGGTGTATCAAAAGAGAACGCTGAAGATCTGTTTAGAACGTACCATGACAAAGTCCCTTTTGTAAAAATGTTGATGGAAAGTGTTATGCGTAGAGCACAGGACAGGGGTAGAATTAGAACTTTACTAGGTCGAAGATGTAGGTTTGATTTATGGGAGCCTAATCAGTTTGGTATACATAAAGCATTGCCACACGAAGAAGCGCTCGCGGAACACGGACCAGGGATCAAACGAGCATATACATACAAAGCTTTGAATAGATTGATACAAGGATCAGCTGCTGACATGACAAAGAAAGCAATGGTAGAATTACATAAAGAAGGCATCACACCACATATACAAGTGCACGATGAACTTGATATATCTGTTGTTAACCCTTTGGAAGCTGCAAAGATAAAAGATATTATGGAGTCTGCTGTTGAATTAGAAGTACCCAACAAAGTAGACTATGAATCTGGACCAAATTGGGGTAATATAAAATGATCTATGGCTTATTTAAATGTAAACATACCACCGACTTACGCACAAATAAAAAGGGAGTATCTTTATGATCTTAAAAAACATAGGGGAGAAGTTGAAGACTGCATTATCTTTGGTCTTAGCGCTCTTACAGGTCGCGCTATACTATTTCATGCTATTATGGAAAACGGTGCAATATTTTATCGCTTACCAATTAGCGCGTTTATTCAAAAGGGATTTGACCCATCAAGAGTGCCCGGAAGAAGACTTGATGAACTACAGCTCTGGAATTGTTTTTCTTATTATCCTTCTGTTCATCGTTGGGA